CAGCACGAGGAGGGGGGTGCTTTTTGATTCTCGCGCCCGGCTACAGCAGCTTGGCAAGGTTGGTGGCGTGGCCGGCCGCCAGCGTCGCCCGCAGCGCGGTCGCGGTGTCGAAGACCACGCTGCCCACATCCGTCGGCACCAGGCCCTCGTGCGTGCCGAGGGTGTTGCCGTAATCGAGGGCGTTCCACTCCGCCTGGAGGGCCTGGAGCGCGTTCAGGTTGTCCCAGATCGCGCGGGCATAGCGGCGGGCGTCGGCGACGAACTCTTCTTTGCGGGGCATAGGGGATCTCCTTTAGGTGACGATCAGGCGGTGCCGCAAAACGGCGACGACTTCCAGGCTTCCGGGGCTCCCGGTTTTGGTGATCTGGATGGAGAGACTATCGTCGACGACGGCGGATGACGGGGTGATTTTCACGTCGACCCGCACGTTTGCGCTGTTGCTCGCGGTGTTCGCGCTGCCGAGGTTCGCCCCGCCGTTGTAGCTGTATACCGTCGCCGTCCAATAGTTTGATCCGTTGTTCGTTGTCGCCACCGCTGTCTGGAGGCGGATGTCGACGAGGTATCGACTGTAGCTGGTCTTCGGCAGCCAGAGCGTGTTGAGCGGCCCTGCGCTAAACGGCTGATTATAGAGCGACGTGAACGCCACCTCGGATACTTCGGTAGTGAGCCAGCGGAAGCCGTCGTAAAAGCACAGGAGGCCCAGGTCCTGCCGGAAGTACAGATCGTTCGCGAGTGGGAATGTTGGAAATGCCACGCCCTTCCCCCTGATATTCCAGAAGTACGCCGACAGCGCCCGGCTCAGGCGGAACGTGGTGGTCCAGGCTAGGCTGACCAGGTCAACGTCCACGGTCATGCCCTCGACAAACGCCCGGCTCAGTCGGCTCCGCGCGCCGGGGTACAGCCGCTCTCGGACCTGGACCTGGTCCGAGATCTCAAGGCCGAGGGCCACGGGCCAGAGCGCGGCCGGGCCGGCCACCGGCGCGATCGTGACGCTGGTGTGCTGGCGGAGGTGGTGGTCCACAAACAGGGCGCGGAAGCGGTCCGCCAGCCGGCGGGAGGCGTTCAGGGCGCCCGCCTCTGAGAAGCTCCGGACGCCCCGGCGATACTCCCGCACGAAGAAGCGGTCCGGGAGCGGGTTCCCAAAGTAATCAATGGTGATCGTCTGGGGGGACCCGCCGGCCCGGGTGGTGGTGACCCGGGTGTAGAACTCCGTCTCGTCCGCGACGAAGGCGGCGCTCGTGAAGGGCAGCGCCCCGCCCGCGATCGCGGTGGGGTCATTGTCAAACTGGGCCTGCAGCACAATCGAGCGCTCCCGGGCGAATCGGTGGGTGTGGTCGTGGTAGACGAACTTCCCCGCCCCGTTGACGAAGACGAGGCCCTCCTCACCCTCGGCCACCGCCTGGATCTCGCTCCACGGGTTCCCGGTGGCCGCCGGGGCGTCCTGGACCAGGGTCGCCCCCTCGTCTAGGAGCAGGAAGGCGGAGCTTGGGATTTTGAGGATCTCCTGGAGGAGATAGCCGACGATGGTCCCGCTCTGGCTCGATCCGTAGTTCCAGGAGAAGTCCCCGCGGGCGATCCAGGCGATCATGTCCGCCGCCTCCACCCGGACGATGGGGCTCCCGGCCCGGCTCAGCTCCTCCGGCCTCCAGGCGGTGACCATCCCATAGAAGAGGTCGTAGGTCAGCCCGCCGTGCTGGGCGGAGATCCGGAGGTGCTTCCCCGGGCGCATCGCGGTTCCGGCCCCGTAGTAGGGGCTGGATGTGTTCTCCGGGTCGAAGCGCCCGTCCGCATTGTCCAGGGTCAGGTAGGCGGTCCCGGCCTCAATCCGGGCCAGCTGGCGCTGGCGGCCGCGGGTGTAGCCGAAGGCCAGGACGTAGCTGGTGACAGACGTCCAGGAGGCGTCGGTCCCTAGCCAGGTCCCCGTCCCGCTATCCCAGTCCGCGTCACTTTGCTTGAAGACCGGGATGGCGTCGCTGTCAAAGCTTATTTCGATGGAGAGCTGGGGCCAGGTAGCCATCAGGGTATCCCCGCGCTGACGTTGTTGCGCCCGATCGCGATCAGCCCGGACCGGACCGCCTCCACCAGGTCCCGCTCCGTGGTCACGTTCCCGCCCACGTTCACGACGATGCTGATCCCGCCGCCGCCGCCCGCGGCCAGGCCCCCGCCCTCCGCCGCCAGGGGCGCGATGCTGGGCGCCGTCAGATCCAGGCCCGCCGTAAGCCGCGGGAGCTCCCCGCCGGCCAGGTCGTCCATAGCTCGGCTGATGCCGTCCAGGCCCAGCTCGAGCGGGGTGGGGCTGCCGGGGGTGAGCCAGTCGGGGAGGGCGTCCCCGACGCTGCTCACGCTGTTCCAGAGGTTCCCGAAGGCGTCGATCAGCGGCTGGATCGCGGTCTGGACCTGGCCCAGGGCGGTCTGGACCACCCAGATCCCCTCGTTCAGATCGGTCCACCACGCCATGAGGCCCTCGATCGCCTTCGGGAGATGCTCGGCGATCCACGGGGCCAGCGCCTCGAGTGCCTGCTCCACGTAGGGCATGTACTGCTCGGCCAGCTTGAGCAGCTCCTCCCCCACTGGGAGCAGCGCCACCTGCAGCTTGCGCATGCTGCCCTCGAAGCGAGCGGAGAAGGTGGCGCCCTGCGCGCCCGTGTTCTCACTGGCCCCGGCCATATCCTCGAGCGACGTGGTCGCCAGGGAGATCCCGGCGACGGCCGAGTCGCCCAGGTCCTCGAACTGGGAGCCCATCAGCGCGGCGCCCGCCTGCATGCGCACCGTCGGGTCTTCCGTCGCGCTGATCGCGTCCTGAACCAGCGTGAAGGCGTCCGCCGCGGTGATGCTCCCGTCGGCCAGGCCCGCGTTGATCTCCTCCCAGCTGAGGCCCAGCTGGGAGAGGCCCGCGATCGTGGTGTCGCTCCCGTCCTGGATGCGGAGGCGGAACTCTTTGAAGAGGTCCGCCGCCTTATCGGTCCCCAGCATGCCGCCCTGCAGGCCGCTCTCGAGCGTAGAGAAGAACTGCCCCGCGTCGGCCCCGCCGTTCGCGAACTGCGTCGAGTACTCGCCGATCGTGTCGAGGAAATCGCCGGAGGAGTTCAGGCCCTGGGCCATCCCGGAGGCGATGAAGTCAAACGCCTGCTGCGAGGTCAGGCCGAAGTTGCTCATCAGGGTGTTGGCCGCGTTGGTCGAGTCGGCGAGATCCACCCCGAAGGCGCTCTGAAGATTGAAGGCCGCCTCCGTGGCCCCCTGCAGCTGCGAGGCGTCCAGCCCCTGCATATTCTGGCGCACGGTCACGAGCGCCGCCGCCGCGTCGTCGATGCTCTCCCCGAAATTATTGGCGAAGACGTCCGTGGCGACGGCCCCCAGCCGCTCGGCCTCATCCACCGTCAGGCCCAGCCCGTCCTGAATGCGGGCCGTGGCCTGGTCCAGGTCGTTCGCGGTGTTGAAGGCGGAGGCCCCGATCGCGGCCACGCCCGCGGCGGCCAGGCCGGCGGCGCCCAGCGCGGCGGGGCCAGCCAGGCCGGCCAGGTTCGAGCCCACGCCCTTCAGCCCGGCGGAGGCCTCGTCTTTCAGTTTGAGGATGAGCTCGAGGACCGCCTGGGATGCCATGGTCTCCCCTCCCTAGTCCACCGGAACCGACGCGACCACGTAGCGACCCGGCATGCCGTTGTAGCGCCCGCGCCGCCCCTGGCGCTCCCGCTCTCGTCGGGCCCGCTCGGCCGCGTCCCGCTCCCGCTCGTGGCCAGCGTTGATCCGGGCCGCCAGCTCCTCCACGAAGTCCGGGTCCAGGCTATCCACCAGGCCGGGCGGCCAGCCGAAGCGCATCGCCAGGGTGACGTGGAGGTCGTAGTCCCCTACGTGGCCCGTGTGGCGTCCGTCGAGAGCCGCGCGCCAGCGGCGGGTGAGCCACTGGCGCCGCGTGCTTTTGGGTCGGGGGATCTCCGCATGGGGTTGCGGCGGGCGATCTCCTCGAGCGCAAAAGCGGGCAGCGGCTCGTCCGGGTCGAGCCGATCGACCATCTCCCCGGTGCAGGCCACCCCCGCGAAGGCGGGCCCCTCCCAGGCCAGGATGTTGTGGCGCAGGAGGGCCAGCTGGTGCGCGCCGAAGGCCAGCCCGCCGCCGCCCACCGTGAGGCGTACGAGGGCGTCCTGGACCGCCGCCTTGCGGGCGTAGCCCATGCGGGCCGCTATCCAGATCACATTCGCCCGCGCCGCCGTGTCGAGGTCCAGGCCCTGGCGGAAGCTCGCCCAGGCCAGGGCCTCGAGCGCCCCGAGCGTCCCGTCTGGGAGTTGGTAGCAGGCCACGCGCGTCTCCGGGGACGCGCTGTCAGGTACGAACATAGCCACCTCCTACAGACTCGTACGATTGTTCTGAAAGGCCACGCGGGCATCGCTCCCCAGGGTCGCATCGTAGTGACCGGGGATCGTGAACTCGAGCGTGCGGTTGCTGCCCTCGAGCTCGCCCCACGTGGGGTTGGTGAGCGGGCCGTAAATGTCCAGCTCCGCGTAGTGGTAGAAGGTGCTCTCGATCAGGCCGCCGTTGATTCGCACGCGAATCTTGTGGATCGTGTCGCCGCTCGAGCCGGTGTAGCTGTCAAACTGGGTTGTGTCCGGAACCTCGAGCCGGATCTTGAGCTCCGGGGCGGTCTTCGTGCGGCCAGTCCCGGAGAAACTCAGATCCGAGGTGGGCCCCTGGGCGTTGGATTTATACGTGACCCCGGTGGGGCAGCTGTAGGACACGCCCACCAGCCGGGCGTCCGCGATCGCCGTCGTGCCGATCGCGCTCGCGGTGTCGATCCAGAGCTGCATCTTGCCAGGCACCAGGATTGGCGGGTTGGTGAGCATCGCGGGGACACTGCCGGGGGCGTTCTTCGTCGGGAACTTGCCGCGCCCGCTGAGCTCGATCGTCGCACCGTCGGTGCTGCTGGCATCGGCGGCGATCGTGAACGTCTCGGGCAGGTTGTAGACCGTGCGGAAGATCTGGACGTTTGGGTCGCCCCAGTAGCCCGTCGCACTCTTGATCGTGTCGGCGGTCATGGCCCGGACAAACGCCCAGAGGCGGGCCGTGGTTGCCCCGCCCGGGGTCGTGGGGCTGGTGACTGGGGCGAAGAGCATGTTGCCGTACACGGGCCCGTAGAGGCTGTCCAGGCCGCCAGCGCAGGACCACTCGGACCAGCGTTTGATCGTGACGCTCTGCGTATTGGCGGCCAGCGTGCCCGTGCCCATCTCCGGGTAGAAGCGTTCTTCGCGGGGCGTGATCGTGCCCTTCAGCGGCAAGCGGTGCGTCGGCGGGTCCACCGCCGTCCCGCGCGCGGCCTCCAGCGCGATGGAAAAGTATTCAAAGGCAGTCTCGTAGGCCATGAGTTACTCCTCCGCCTTCGGAGCCTTGCGCTTCGGGGCGTGCTCGGTGGCCACGTAGAAGTCGCTCCCCGCCACCGCAGCCTGGGTGTGCTCGGGGAGGGCCTCCCAGTCCTCCCGGGTGAGGTCCCGGAGCGGGACCCCGGGGAGGTAGGCGATCGTCTCGGCCGGCCGGACCTCTACCCCCTGGGCGTCCTTCACCGCGGGGGTGGTGTTCTTCTTCGCGTCATAGCGGTACAGGACCGCCTGGGGGTCAGCTGCCATATGCCACCTTGTTCACTACCTCGATCGTCGTGTCCAGGATGCGGTGGGGCTGGGAGCCCGCCACCACCGCCCAGCCGGAGGTCTGCTCGATGATGCGGGCCAGGCCGCTCACGACGGCCCCGCCCAGCTGCGGGTCCGCCTCGATCGCGGTGACCACGCGGTCCGCCAGCGTCAAGAGATCCCGCTCCGCCTCGGTGAAGTCCTGGGAGAGGAGCCAGACCCGCACCAGGTAGCGCGGCCGGCGGGCCGAGATCTGGCCGGGGGCGCTGAACCCCTGGCCCGCCAGGGTGATCGTCGCCACCGGGCTGCCCGCGTGGTATGTGGCCAGCTCGCCGATCTGGACCCTGGTGAGGCCCTCGACCGCGGCCAGGGCGGCCTCGATCGCCTCGGCGATGGTGAGCGTGCTCACGAGATCACGCTCGCCCAGAAGCCCTCACCGGCCTCCGTGAGGATGCGGTCCACGTCCCGCCGGGCCGCGTCTAGCCCCGCCTCCATGAAGCGGCGCTTCCGGTTGACGTAGGGCGCGTAGATCACGTTGGTCCCCACCGCGCCCAGGCTGGCCTGGACGTCGACGCGCGACGTGATCGAGCGCCGAAGGGTCCCCGTCAGGACCGGGACGCGCGGCTTCACCGCCGCCTCCGCCGTCAGGGTGATGCGGGTGAGGACGTCCCGCTTCAGATCCTCCAGCGCCGCCGGGGTGAGCTGCTTGTCGAACTCTTCTGGCGTCATCGCTACCACACCCCCAGACTCGAGCGCTCTTTGTAGCTGTCGAGGATCGCCTTGACCAGGGCGGGGAGGGCCTTCTGGTAGCCGACGGCGTTGGCCCCCTCCACCCCGATCACGTCGCTGTAGCCGGAGTTCCGCCCCTGCCAGAGGCGGCCGGCGATCTCGAGACACGCCTCCTTGATGTCCGCCGGGACGGTCGCGTAGCCAAAGGTCGCGGCCACGGTGTAGGGGACGCCCTCCCGCCAGGTCGACGAGGCGTAGCTGGAGATGCCCGTCCCGCCGGGCTGGTACGCCACCCCGGCCGCGTCGGTGGCGACGAGCAGGCCGTCGCGCTCCGCGTAGCCCGGGACGCTGTAGCCGTCGGGGGCTGTGATCGCGGTGATGCTCCCGGCCACGTAGGGCGGCAAGGCCAGGTAGCCCGTGCCGTCGCCGTAGATCAGCTTCGGCGCGGCCGCGGCCGCGCCGAAGCTGAAGCCGACGCGCTGATCAATGATCGCCGTCGCGGCGGCGAGCTTCTCCGCGATCAGGGCATCGTCCGCAGCGCCGGCGGGGACCTGGGGGAAGTTGGCGCGGAACTCGGCGACGCTGGCGTAGGGCATTACTTATCCCCCTCCGTTGGCAGGCGAACCTTGTTTGCGTGCTGGGCCTTCTGGGGGCTGGCCAGGGCCGAGGCCGGGGCCTGCTCCCCGCCATCCTTCGCCCTGGGCCCGCTGGTGAGGCCGTAGCGCTCGGCGGTCGCGTCGTCGAGCTCGCCGCCCACCCCCACCAGGAGGAAGGCCGCCTCCGGGTGTCCCTCCTCCACCGCGCGGCTCCTATCAACGGTCAGGAAGTAGCGCTTGTCGCTCGTGAATGGCATCGCTCACTCCTCTGCGGGCGTGGCCCCCGCCCGTGGGCAAGGGCCCCCGCGTCTGCTGGCTACGTCTGCGTCCCGATCACCGCCCACGTCGGCGCGGCCGCCGTGCCGGTGTTGATGTAGGCCTTGCCATTGGTCGTGTCGATCAGCGTGGCCCCCTTGGCCGCCCCCAGGGCCGTGGCGCCCACGCCGGGCGTGGTCTCTGCCACCGCCACCGTGGGGTCTGTCCCGGTGAGGTTGTTGGCGGCCACCGTGATGGTGGGCTGGGCGCGCTTGGCCAGGTTGGCCCCGCTGAAGGTGATCGTCACCGTCCCGATCCCATCGGTGAGGGTGCCGTCGGCGACGACGACGCCGCCGGCACCGATCGGGGCCAGGGCCTCAAGCGCCGCGTCGATCGCCGCGATCAGGGTGGCGTCGACGGCGGTCCAGGCGATCAAGGCCGTGGTGAAGCCGGCGAAGGCGAGCTGGAAGGTGCCGCCCTCGGGTGTGCCCCCGATCGTGAGCGTCTGCACCTCGTCGGTGCCCGCCACGGGCGCGCCGGCGTTCTGGTAGGAGTAGCCTCCCTCAATGACTGGCATAGGCGTGTCCTCACTCTCGCGGGATACCTAAATCCCAGTGACCGTAGCAAGACCGGCGGGGCGGTACACCGCCAGGCCAATTCGTTCCTCAGCCCGCAGCATCACCTTGTTCTGGGCGAAGAACTCGCCGTGTGAGTCGCTGGCGTCGACCTCGATGTCGCCGATGCGCCAGACCTGGGTGGCCGCCTGGAACGCGCCCACCAGGGCGGTGTTCTCGGTCATGGCCGTGGTCTTCGTGACGGTGAGGCCCCAGATGCGATCGGGGCCGGGGTCGGCCGGGCTGCCCCAGATGTAGATCCCGTCCGTGGTGCGCAGCAGGCGAATATCCTGCCAGTCGTTGGGGTGGAAGATCGCCCCATCCGGGTTGAGGTAGGCGTTGACCATGATCTTGACCATGGCCTTGTAGATCGCGTCGGGGGTGGGATCGGCGCCCTTCGCCTGGGTCTGGATGCCGACGAAGTTGAGCAGGCCGCGGATCTGCGGCGCAACGCCGGTGCCGCCGATGAGCTGCTGATCCTCCTTGAGCTGGACCATCAGGCGCATGCGGCTCTCGAGGTAGGAGCGCAGGGCCACGGCGTCGGCCAGGATCTCATCCGTGACGGGCAGCAGCACCGCCACCTTGCGGATGTTGATCGTGCGCTCCTCGAGGCCGAGGGTGCCCTCGGGCTTCGCGCCGCCTTCGGCCACCATGTCGGCGCCGTTGGTGAACGTGGTCTCCTCGAGGTAGGTGAGCGTCGGCCCGCTGGCCTCGCCCTCGGGCATCAGGTCGGCGACGTGCTCCATGCGCTGGGCCGAGAGCTCGACCCGCGGGAGGCGGATGTCGGCGATCGCGGTGCTGGTCGTCGAGAAGAGCGCCTTGCGGGGCATCTTCACACCGGCAAAGCGGCCCTTCTGATCGCGCTTTTTGTACTGCTCGCTCTCGACGACGAGCTGGCCCACGCTCTTCTGGGGCCGCCGCTCGTCGGCGTCGGCGTTCTTGCGCGTCCCACCGGGGGGCAGGCGCTCGCCGGCAGGCTCGTTGTAGAACTTGAGCTCCTGCTCGTTCTGCTGCTTGATGCGGTCGAGCTCGGCCAGGGGCTCGCGCTCCTTCATCAGGTCGGTGAGCTCGGTGTTGAGCGCCTGGATCGTCTTCACGTCGTCTTCGGGCACGTCGGGGTAGGGCTTGAAGAGCTCGGCGAGCTTGCCGCGCTTGGCGGCGATCTCGTTGTCGAACTCGGCGAGGGTGCGAGACTTGGCCATTACAGTGCTCCATTGAGTTGGGCCTCAAGCCGCTGGTAGGCCGCGTAGGCGGCCGCCAGGTCCTGGGGCGCGGTCTTGCCTGGGTCGGTGGCCGCGAGGAGCTCCTGGAGGGCGGCCCGCGCCTGCTCCATGGCCTCGACGGCGCTCTCGATGCGCTTGCGGCTCTCGCCGCTCAGAACTCGCCCTTCCTTAGCCCGCAAGGCGGCGAGGTCTTTTAGGCGCCCAGTGTAGTCGGCGACGGCGGCCAGCACCGTCGTATGATGATCGGCCACTTTGCCCGCCTTGCCGGCGGCGCTGGTGGCCGGGTTCATGCCCCAGTTCACGTCAGAGACGTCGTAGAGATGCGCCTCGTAGAGGTTGCGGAACATGCTGCCGTCCGCGCGCTCGGCGAAGTCCCAGCGCTTCGGGTCGTAGGCGTAGCTCATCTCATCGATGGCGCCACTCTTCAGCCCGGCAAAGACCTCTTCGGCCCGCGGCGTCTCCAGATAGGTGCGCGTGACGAGCACCCCGCCGGTCGCGTCGGGGGCGTAGGCCAGCACGGCGCCTGGGAGCTCCGCCCTCGGCACTTCCTGCAGCGCGTCGATCGTGGCGGTGGGCGGCGAGAAGCTATCGTGCTGCCAGAGGTAGCGCGCCCGCCGGCGCCCGTTCACGGCGAAGTCGCCAAACAGGCCGGGGTGGCTCACGTCGCGCCCCTCGTCGAGGTTGCCGTGAACGGCGAAGATCCCGGAGACCGTGCGCCCGGTGATCTCTTTGGTAAAGAGCGGAACAGACTTGTACTCGACCACGGCTCGTCTCCTTACAAAACCGGCGCTATCGCGCAGCGACATCCCGGGTGCGCCGGCGGGTGGCTGATCCCGCCCCCGAAGTCCCCGTCGAGCGGGGCCGTCTTTCCGTTCAGCGGGCTGCAGATTGGGCACGCGTCTTCCGTGGTCAGCCAGCGCACGCCGGTGACCACGCCCGCCTCCTGGTAGGCGGCCTTGCTGCCCAGGCTGTAGGCCTCCGCCGTCTCGGTCGCCGCGATCAGCCGGGCCCGTGCTGGGCAGCGGGTCACTCCGGCCGCCCGGATCTCGCGGGCCAGGCGCTCCACGCTCCACCCCTCGGCGGCCTGCAGGCCCACCAGGGCCCGGATCTCCTCCCGCGTGGTCTCCGCCACGCGGGTCACGCGCCGGGCCAGCTGGCCCAGGACCGTCTGGATCAGGGGGTTCTCGAGGTCAAAGACCAGATCGAGGGCCAGCGTGGTCCCCGCGTCTACCCAGGCCGCGCCAATGAGCAGCCGGTAGAAGCGGCGCATCAGGGTGGCGATGCCCGAGCCCAGATCGAGGCCCAGCTGATCCACGATCTCCGCGGGGCTCCCTGTGGCCGCGGCCACGCCATCGGCGGCCAGGTCGTACTGGCTCTCCAGGTAGCCCTCGAGGGCCTCCGCGATGCGCGGCTCGATCGGCTCTGTCGAGTCCCCCGCCCGCTTCACAAGTCGGCGATCCTTCGCGGAGAGCCAGGGGAGGGCGGCCCGCTGGTCTTCTGGCGTCACGTCTCGCGGCGCGGGCAGCGCCAGGGGCGCCATTGCGACGCTATCGACGAATACGTCGCCGGGGGGCAGCGCGGGGGCGCCGGGGGGCAGAACGAGATCCTCGATGCGGGGCAGGCCGATGATCAGCCGGGCCTCGTTGCGGGTCATCAGCCCGCCGTCCCAGCCGCGCAGCGCCCGCCCGTAGAGCGCGTCGGCGTTCTCCTGCAGCGCGGCGACATGTGAGAGGTCGCGCCCAATGCGCAGGCCCGGGCCGAACTCTCCCGCCAGGCCCTGCGTCATCTCGTCGTCGTGGTGGCGCCAGAGTGGCACGCACGTGTCCTGCGCAAACACCTTGCGGGCCTCCGAGAAGTTGGCATAGGTCGCTTTTTCCAGGCCGACGAGCAGCCCGGCAATGATCGCGGGCACCCGGAAGCCGGCCGCGATCCGCGCCTCTGGCACCCGGGAGAGCGCCTCCCAGGCCATCTCCTCGAGGTTGAGGGCCATGCGGTCGATCTTGGCCCCGCCCTCAACAAACAGCGCACGGCCGCGGTTGTCGCCGCCGTGGCGGGCCTCGAACTGTTGGCGCAGTCGCTCGAACTGCGCATCCTTCAGCTCGATGCCGGGGGGCATTGAGACCACCGTGCGGCCCACGGCATCGTTTGCGAGCAGAGCGTACAGGTAGCGCCCGATCTCCCCGGTGGTGTCGACCTCGCGGGCAATGGCCATCAGCGGCGGCAGCGGCAGCCAGGGCTGCAGCAGGTCGACGCTCGGCCACTTCAAGTGAATGATCTCGCTGGCCGCGATCTGGCGCAGCTCGTCGGGCACATCGCCGTCGCCGATGTACTCATAGTGGCTCACCCAGTTCGTGGGCGAGGGCACCGGGCGCAGCTGGCCGGCGTGGTAGGGCCAGAGCTCGACGACGCGGCCTGCGCGCGAGCGGATCTTGTGCAGGTAGCAGCTGCCGCCGATCGCGCAGTAGACGATCTTGAAGATGTCGAGCTCGGCCGCGCTCATCAGCGGGTTGGGGCGGTGCAGCAGGTGCGTAAGGCTGTGATCGGCGAGCGTGGCACCGCCGGCGTCGACCACGATCTCCGGGGGCTCCGGGTAGGCCATAGCCAGGGCGCTCACACAGGCGAACACCGCGCCGTTCTTGGAGTAGCCCTCATCGGCGAGGCGGCGGAAGCGGGGCGCCTCCCAGGTGACGTTGCGCCAGCGGGGCACCTCGGCCACAAAGGGCAGGCTCGCGGCCTTCTCGCCGCGGCCGAAGATCCGGCGCCACCAGGGCGGGCGTTCTACAGCCATCGTAACGATACCTCCGGACTCTTCGCCAGCAGCGGGGCCAGCAGGGCGATGACCAGGGCGTCCGCGCGGTCCGGGCTGTAGCCTACCCGCTTGATCACGTCCTCTTTGCTCTCCACCTGGATCCCGCGCGAGGTCAGGGACCAGCGGGGCGTGCAGAGCTCCGTGATCAGCGCGTCATCCGGCGGGAGGGCCAGGCGCTCGCCCTCCCCCTCCGGGTCCAGGGCCTCCCGGACCAGCCAGTAGCCGTAAGCGCGCAGGTTGAGGAAGCGCAGCTTCCCGCTTCGGTTCAGGAAGGGCAGGCCAGTTACGGGGTCCTTTGCACTCTCGGAGAAGTTCACGGAGGCCACCGGAAGCCCCTCCCCGACCAGGCTATCAAAGGCGGAGGCGCCCACCCCGATCACGTCGACGCCGACGGGGACGCCCTGAGCCAGATCTGGGATCACCAGGGCGGCCGCCTTGGGGCCCGTGTCCGTGGCCGCCCCAGGGACCACCTGGAGCGGGGCCAGCCAGGAGCCGTACAGGCGGGCCACCACGGTCTGATCGCGCCCGCCGCGGGCCACGTCCAGGCCCGCCCCGGAGGGCCTTCCTGAAATCGTCTGGGGTGCCCAGCGGCCTTTGGCGGCAGCGGTCCAGGCGTGGGGGATGATCTGCCAGGGGTCCGCCTCGATCCCCGCGCCAAAGTCCCCGTAGCGCATTTGCGACCGGAGCGGCTCCGGCATGGCCTCCAGCGTGGCGTCGTAGCCCTGGGCCATATAGACCGGGTTGTCTTCCACCTTCGCCGGGAAAAAGGTTCGCGATCTCGCCTTCGGAGTCTCCGCCGGGACCTCCACGTCCTTCCCGTCCTCGCCCATCAGGTAGTGGCGCAGCTCCCCCGGGGCCGCCGGGATCCCGCCGTTGGCCAGGTACGACTGGCTCTCCTGCAGCTTCGGGTACAGAAAGGCCATCCAGGGGAGAAAGAAGCGGATAACCCAGCGCCCCGCCTCATCGGTAGGCGGGTTAAAGGTGAGCAGCACGCGGCACGACTGGCCGGGTACGCTTGTTCGGTTCCAGCCGGTCACGAAGCGGACCATGCTCTCTGTGAACTGCGTGGCCTCATCGAAGACATGGAGATCGAAGGGAACGCCCCGCCAGTCCTCTTTGTTCTTCTCGTGCTCGATCCCGTCGAACTGGACCAGGCGGCCGGAAGAGAGGCGCCACCGGTGGAGGCTCTCGTTATAGCTGTCCTCTCCGCGGCTGGCCGCCTGGGCGTTGTAGACCTCCCGGGAGCGCTCGATCGTCCCGGCCAGGGTCTTGTAGATTCGGCGGAAGATCACGGAGCGTCGGTGCTTCGTCCCGGCTAGGCCCAGGCCCAGGTCGGTCTTCCCTCCGCCGGCTGCCCCGCCGTAGCCGATCCAGATCGCCTCAGAGTGGTAGGCCGCATCCTGGGGACTCCCAGGGAAGGGCCGCCAGTCCACGCCGCCCGCCGCGTGCCCCTCAAGCTCGCCGGCCTCCCTGCGCCGGCGCAGCTCGAGCGCCGCCCGGGCGCGCAGCTGCAGCTGGTGGTTAGCGCCCGAGTAGGACAGCATACGGGTCCTCCCCGGCCGACAGCCGCTCGAGCTGATCCGGCGTTAATTTCGAGACGTCCAGGTACTTCGAGATGGCACCTCCGGGGTCGTCGCCCCAGAGCTTGCGGTGCTTGCCGAGCAGCTCCAGCGCATCTTTTGCGCTGTAGAGCTCGATCGACTCCTTGCCGTCCTTATCGACGGTGTACTTCTTCACGACGCCGAGCTTCCCGGCCTTACCGGCCGCCAGCAGGTCAAGGCGCGCCACCGACCGGGTGATCGTCGCCGTCGTGATCTTCACGGCCCGGCGCGGCCGGTCGTCGTCAGGGATGAGCTGGCGTAGGAGCGGGATCGCGTCGGCCGCGGCGCCAATCTCCTCTTCAGGGGTCAGCACGGCCACGCTGGTCGCGATGGTGATCTCCTCCTCGTCCACTCTGAGGTAGTCGGCCATGTCGCCGCGGGCCTGGGCCGAGAGGCGGGCCAGGATCTCGGCCGCGGGCATCGCCTGGAGGTCGAGGCCGGCGTCAACAGCGCCGCGGACCTTAAGATCTCTTAAGAGTTGGCTGGCCTGTACTTCAGCCGTGGCGGGCGAGTAACCGGCCCGCGTAGCCGCGTTGCGGCCGTGGAGATCGCGCAGATATTCAAGAACGAACTTGCGGCGCTGCGGGCGCAGCGCGGCCAGCGCCGCCTCGTAGCGGGCCTGGGGGGTGGTGGGTTGTGGGGCGATGTCGCTCATAGGGCTCCGAAGGTCAGTACGGGCTTAGCGGGTCGGTCTCCTCGACAGGCTCGCCCGCGGCGCGCTCGAGGGCCGCGATGCGGGTCTCGTGGGCCCGGATCAGCTCGAGGATGATCGGGATATTGCCGAGGGTCACGTGGAAAGCCTCGATCTGAACACGTCGGAAGCGCTCAAGCGCCTGCTCGTAGGCGGCCTGGGCCTGGGCCTCGGCCGCGTCGCTTTCGTCGCGCTGGGCCGCGAGGATGTCGCGCTGGGCCTCGCCGCGCGCCGCCTCGGCCGCGAGGATCTCGCGCCAGGCCCGGCGCAGCTTGTCGCCGAGATCCTCACTGCTCATCGGCCCCCCGCTCCCGGCGCTCGAGCGCCGAGACGCGCCGGCGCAGCGCGTCGATCTCGGCCAGGGCCCGGCTCAACTCCCGCTCCAGCAGCTCGAGGTCGCCCACGAGCGCCAGGAGGCGCAGCTCGAGGGGCGGCGGCTCCGGCAGCTCGAGGGCGGGCCCGTAGGGGGTGAGGATGATCGCCATCAGATCCCCCAGGTGATCGCGGCGGCCACGAGGCCCCCGGCGAGCGTAATGGCGGCCGCCAGGCCCCAGAGCGCCGTGACGAGCGCCGAGAGGCGGCGGTCGTCGAGGGCGGCGAACCCCTGCGTTAGGCTCAGCATCGCCCGCTCGAGCGATGCCGACTTGATCGCCTGCGTATCCTGCTGCTGCTTGATGTCGCGCAGCAGGCCGATCACCTCCGTGGCCAGGGCGTCATCGCTCAGGGTCATGCGGCGGCCCTCCGAAGTGAATGTGGTAGATGCTGCCGCCGGCGACCTCCCCGATCTGAATATCCCCCATCTGGGCCCCGTCGAGCGCCACGGCAGCGACCTGGGCGGCCAGCGAGAGGTCGCGCGAGATCGCCTGGCCCGCCGTGTTCGCGGTGATCGCGCCGGTGGCCAGCTGCGCGATCAGGGCGGGCAGGGGCTCCAGCGTCCCCGTCGCCTCGGCGCGCTCGAGGTGGCGTAGGCGTCGGGCGGTGAGCGCGATCTCCACCGACAAAAAGCGGTTGGCGGGGTCGAGGCGCAGGCGGGCCCGCATCTGGGCGAGCTGCCGGCGGGCGGCGTCGTGGCTCATGGCGCATTGCGCAGGGCCTCCACGCCCCGGCGCACCGTGGGCAGGTCGATCGCCCGGCCGGGGCAGCTCTTCGTCGGGTCGACGCCGGCGCAGTCGCGGTGCCCGTTCAGCGTGGCGAGCGTCACGGCGGGCCAGCCGGCCCAGTCGTGCAGCGCCGCCAGCGTGCCCAGGGCCAGCCCCGCCACGTCGGCGGGCCAGCGCTGGCTATCGAAGGAGCCGACGACCTCGAGGCCCCAGCGGCTGCCGTTGCAGGCGTTCGCGTGGATGCCCTTGGCGTTTAAGGGCGTCATCTGAAATATGCCGTTGTGGTTGGGGTTCGGCGACCCGCTCACCACGAACAGGTGCGGCCCGCGATCCCAGCGGTAGTCCGGGTTGTCGCGGTAGTAGCGGGCCATGCCCAGGATGCTCTGCACCCCCCGCCAGGTCGAGGGGATCGGGGAGACGCTGTGGTGCAGGGTCACGCCGCTGGCCCAGGGCGCGACCTCGGCCTTGCGGTAGGTGGCCAGGTGGCGGCGAAAGGCGGCGACGGTGCGCCACTGCCAGATGTCGATCAGGAAGTCGTCGATGCGGTCGGGGTGGTGGACGGCGACCGGCGCCGGCGCGGCCCCGCCGAGCGGGGGGCAGGCCGCGCCGAGCGCCGCCAGCGTGGCCGGGCGCAGCCGATACTGCGCGGGGCCCTGCTCGGCCGTGGCCGGGGCCGCGCTCGCGTCGAGGTGGTAGAGGCAGGCGACCTCGACGGGGAGGGCGGCCAGCACGTCGGCGTAGCGCGCGCCGCGCGCGTCGTCGTCGAGCGGCTCGAAGAGCCCGAACTCGGTGAGCCAGATCGGCATGCTGGTGCCGACGAGGTCGCGGAGCGCGTGGATGCCCTGCTGGGCCTGGCTGACGCTGTAGGCGTGGAGGCCGAGGATATCGCAGCGCCGGTAGGTCGAGGCGGCGATCTCATCCCAGCGGCGCTGGCCGTCGGCGTGGTCGCCCAACCGCACCGGGTGGTCGCGCTGGTGCGCCGGCGCGATGATCCGGGCGCGCGGGTAGCTCGCGCGCACCGCCTCGATCGCGGCGTCGAGGTGGGCGAGGTAGGCCCAGGCGTAGCCCTCGCCCGCCTCCTCGAGCAGCGGCTCGTTGCCGATCTCGACGACCAGGTCGTCGCGGGCAGCGGCCCAGGGGGCCACCTCGGTGAGCACCTGGTTGGCGAAGGGCAGCGCCCGCGCGCCGTAGCTGTAGCTCGGGTCGCCCCAGCTGGTGCGCACAATCAGGGTGGGGCAGAGGTATGCCGCCTCGACGACGGCGGCCGGGGTCCAGCCGCTCGCCAGGCCCCAGGCCGGGACGATCTTCAGGGTGTCGGCGCGGGCGGCGGTGATCTGCGCGCGCAGCCAGGCCAGGTCGGGGGCGTGGGTGAGGATAAGGCCGATCGCGGGGGGCATACCATGCGCTCCTGGAGTAGAGCCAGGGTGCGCAGTGCATAAAGAGATCAGGTATTCGCTTGCCGCGCACCCTGATCTCATGGCGAGTATAGCACAGGGGGGCTAGTGGAGCGTACCAGGGCGCAAAAGGGCCCCCTGCTACGCCGTAGCAGGGGGCCGCGGGCCCGCGATCTCGCCCTATGTGCAGGGCTTCGGCTGAAAGGCGGGGCCCCCGCGATCAGGGGCCCCCTCGGACGTCGGGCACCCCGGCGGATGATACCGCCGGCTACGGCGCGAGCCAGGGGCAGTGTAGCGGCCTAGCCTGAGCATACGTTCCACTGCCAGTGCGCTCCCCCGTTCGGGATCAACACGCCGTATGCGCAGCCCGTCCTATCTCGCGCGGTGCCCACGTGTTGTGGGCATTGGTGCCGGGTCTTTCCCCGACAGGTCAGTGTGGAGGGCAGCGCAGCAGGCATTTGCACGCTCGTGGCGTTTATGGCTGTGCTGCGACGTGCCCTCGGTGTCGCGGCCAGGCATTCCACCCGGATGGCGCCTGCAGGGCGGCGCTACCATGCCCAGATACTAGCACGCGCGTGTCTCGCCAGCAAGCCCTGTGGCGCGCTGAGCGGCCCGCTGACGATCTCGGCGTCCAAGGACACCGCCCTGGGGCGTCGCGGGCCAGGCGTGCCACGGGAGCGCGCCTAGCACGGTCGTTCGTCGGCCCCTGGCAGCTCGCCCAGGGCCGCGCCCGCCGCGATCAGCGCCCGCTCGCCGCGCCGGTCGTAGCGCGCCGTCGTATCCGTCGAGGCGTGGCCGGCGACCTTCGCGGCGGTCGAGAGGTCGACGCCGCGGTCGAGCAGGCGGCTGATCGCGGTCCTGCGCATATCGTGCGGCGTCGCCGGGGCGATGCCGGCCTGCTTGCAGCGCTCCAGCAGCACGTAGCGCACGGCGGCCGGGGTGAGGCGTCGGTCCTCGAGCAGCCGGCCGCTGCGGCTGATCGCCACGAAGAGCGGGCCGGCGGGCCGGCAGGGCAGCCAGCACCGCAGCAGGGCAAGCGCGTCGCCCGCCAGGTAGACGGCGCGGTCCTTGGCCCCCTTGCCCTGCCGCACGCTGATCCGCCCGTCGCCGGCGACGTCGGCCACGTCGAGCGCCGAGAGCTCGGCGCGGCGCAGGCCGCCGGCGACGCCCACGGCGAGCAGGGCCGCGTCGCGGCGGCCGCGGGGGGTCGCATCGCCGGCGCAGGCGCGGAAAAGCGCGGCGAGCTCCGCATCGTCGAGCATGCGGCCGCGCGGGGCGGCCTGGCCGCGCACGGGGCGGACGTCGACGAGGCGCGCGTAGTCGTCGGCCCCCAGCAGGCCCATGCGGCGGCAGGCCAGCAGCGTGCCCTTGAGCGCCGAGAGCACGCGGTTGGCCGTGGCGGGGGCGTAGCGGGCGGCGAGCTGTCCCCGGAGCCAGGCGACCCGGTGCCAGGCCACCTGGTGCCAGGGGTAGGCGTGGGAGTCCGCAGCGCCGAGCCAGGCCGCCAGGGCCTTCAGCGCGGCGGCCTGGGTCGCGGCGCTCGTGGGGGCCAGCGTGGCCAGGTAGGCGGCGACCGGCGATACTTCCTGAAAGGACGATTCGGGATCGTAACGCAGCAGGACGCGATCCGTGAGCGGGGCCATGGGAACCTCCGGGCGGGCGCAGGGGCCTACCCGGAGGGTAGCACGGGCGTCTAGGGGGCGGGCAAGGGGACGCCCCTGTCAGTGGTGACAGGGGCGCTCTTGCGCCAACTTGCGCCAGGCTTGCGTCAGCGGCGGCGTGGGCAGGGCGGGCAGCGCGCCCTCAGCGCTCATCGCAGCTGCGCCCTGATCGCGGCCTCGACGACCGCCGGCACCTCCCAGAGGCCCATGACCCCGCGGCACCGCACCGGCTCGGCGATGGCGCGGATCTCCGCCAGGCGCCAGACGCGGCGGCCGCGCGAGTAGTCGCCGAAGCTCAGCTCCGGCTCTAGAACCTCATCGTATCGATACTCGCCGCGCCAGAGCACCCAGTGATCGTCACTCGTAACCTGTCCCACATCGGCCAGCCTGACCACGGCGACGATCACGCCGCGCCGTGCCTTGTCCAGCAGGTCGCGCCCCGTGAGGCCCAGGCTGGCCAGCGCCTGGCGGAACGGCGACGAGTCGCAGAGGTCGACGAGCCCCGCCGGCCCGCCCACCGGCTTGAGGTTCTCGGCGGCGTGGATCGCGATCTCGCCCCGCCACGTCGGCGGGGCCCAGTCGCGGGTCTCCCACGATTTGCCGAGCTCAGGCCGGGCCGCTGCGGCGGCGATCAGGTACGGCCAGGGCAAAGTCAGCGTGAGGCCTTTCATTACATCCCCCATCACAGCGACGGCGGAAGCTCCACCGTCGGCATTGTCCCATCCCACAGCTCAGGCGGGGCCTCCCACGTCAGGGCCACGTAGTGCCACGGCCCGGCCTGGTACTCGCGCCGCTCGGCGTCGGCCGGGATCTGCCCGTCGCGCCGGAAGGTCGCCTCCTCGCCCTCACCGACGGGGGCCGACTGGCGGCCGAGCAGGACCTGGCGCTTCCGGCCCTGGGCGCGCACCGTGATCGTGGCCCCGTTCTTGAGCCGCCGGAAGCTCTCGCCGCGCTGCGCCGGCGTGGCGCGGGCCAGGGCGACCTCGTAGAGCTCCAGAAAGACGTGGCGCAGGGTCATGGCGAATCTCCAGCCCCCCTGCTACGGCCGTAGCAGGGGGGGGGGCGTCGTGTCGGATATCAGTGCCGGCCGTAGGCCCGCCGGGCGGGCGGGGCCTCATCGTCGATCGCCACGCCGTCGGCGTCGTAGCCGGCCGGCGGGACGGGGCCCGCCTCATCGGCCTGGGCCGCGTACTCGTGGGCCCAGGCCTGAATGCCCTCCCAGTCGCGGAGCGCCGCCGCCTGCACCGCGTCGGGACGCCACACGCCGCGCAGGTAGTCGGCGTCGACCTCCTGGGCGTGCTGGCTCACGAAGGGGGTCACTGCGGTCGTGTCGGCCTTGCCCCAGACGGCCTCCTCACCGGGGCCCAGGGGCAGCGCGACCTCGTGGTAGCAGACGACCTCAGGGTGGCGCGAGCGGTCGACCAGGCCGTCGGCGGCCTCGCAGACCCGGCCGTGGTCGACCAGGGCCTTCAGCAGCTCGTCAGTCATGCGCGAGCGCACCGAGAGCTGGACCAGGCGCAGGCAGCCCGCCCGCACCAGCACCTCGAGGTAGCCGCGCACGGCCAGCTTGCTGCGCTCGCCCTCGCCCCAGCGGATGCCGATGCCCGCGTCGGCCGTCAGGGCGGCGTTCCTCCCGGCAAGCGAGGCCGCGACCGTCGAGGCGACCGGGCCGCTGGTCACCGGGTACAGCCGCACCGTCTCGCCCAGGAACCAGTGCCGGATCACCTCGGCCCCGCCGGGGCGCTGGTGCCGGATCTCGATCTGGGCCACCTTGGCGACCACGAGCGCCGCGTCGATCTCGGCGTCCCGGCCCACCTCGATATGGAAGCCGATCAGGGGCAGGAAGCGCCCCCGGCTGCCCTCAGCGCGCGCCACGCTCTTGCCGTTGGCGTATTGGAGGGTGATCACGTCCTGGGCCTGGCGGACTTTGTTGCGACCGATGGGGGAGGTCATTGAGAGCCTTGCTTTCGTTGTGGTGCCGCGCCGACAGGGGGCGCGTCAGAATGCGATGCCAACATTGTCGACCTGGCCGTCGTACTGGCCGAGCGGCAGGGCGCGGGCCTCACGCCAGCGCCGCTGCTGGCTGAGCTCATAGTAGTCCCAGCGCGTGCCAGGGGCGGGCAGATCGAAGGGGTCGTCGAGGTCGAGGGCCAGCTGCGCGTAGACGAGCTGGGGCAGGCGCAGCCGGCCGCCGGGGTGGCGTCGCCCGCAGATCGGGCACAGGCGCGGGGTCGCCTTCAGGTTCTTGATCCGCCGCTCGAGCGCCCGGTCGCCCTCCCCCAGGACGAAGAGGTCCCAGGGGATCCCGGCGGCGGCGGCCGCCCGCGTCATCGCCGCGCCCTGGCCCGCGCGGTGCGCCCGCTCGCGGGCCTCCGGGTCGAGCGCCCAGCCGATGTAGTGCGAGGCCAGCGCGCGGGCGTTCGTCAGGTTGCCCAGGGGGCGGTGGAAATGCAGCAGGTAGATGTGCCCGATCATCGCTGGCCTCGTTGCTACGCTGTCTTCACGGGCCCGGTGGGCGGGGCCACGATGCGCCCGCCCGTCGCGATCAGCCGCCTTAGCGTGGCGTCGCTGACCACCACCGGCTTGTCCTGCGTCTTCTTGCTCATGGCGCCACCTCCGCGGCCAGCGCGCCCGCCGCGCGATCGATGCTCAAGTAGCCGCACGTCACCCAGGCGTTGATCACCGCGTCGACCCCGCGCCGGCTGGCCGACGCCCGCACGCTGGCCTGGGCCCTGACCTGCAGGTCGTCGAGGCCCGCCAGCCAGGCGACCTTGCGCCCGTGCGTGAGCAGCTCCCACTCGGCGTTGGTCAGCATCCCCGCGGCTCCAACCTGGCGTGTGAGTGAGATCATCATCGCTGCACCCCGTAGCGCTCGCCGCCGGCGACCAGCGTGTAGACCGTGACCCGCCGGACGGTCGTCGAGGTGATCCGGGCCGGGCCGAGCGCCGGGGCCGGCTGGCCAGCGCGGGCGCTCACCGTGAGTGAGCCCTGGGGGCAGGCGACGGCGTAATACTGGCCGTCGAGGACAGCGGTCGCGCTCTGCACCTCAGAGCAGGCCGGGCGGGCCGGGGCGGCGGGGAGGGCGATGGAGAGGGCCAGGGCGATGATTGCGAGGCTCTTCACTGTGGTATTCTTTCTGTGTTGGGGCGGCGGGGTTGCTTGCTCTTCGTTCGCCGCCCTGGCTGTGTGAGATGGAGGCCCGCATCGGCGCTCGAACGCCGGCGCGGGCCTTCGAGCTATGCTGCTACCACTTCACGCGGATCACCCCCCTTCCGCTCGGCCGCCACCTCGGCGACCGTCCGCCCCAGCTCGCGCCAGGCCTCCGGCGTCGTCGGGTAGGGCAGGTAGAAGCCGAGGTAGGCGCGCACGGCCCGCCAGGACCAGCCGCCCACGGTCGCCGACCAGTTGCGGTAGAAGCGCACGCGCGCGTCGTCGGCCGTGGGCTCGAGCGTCCGCACCCAGCGGCCGGGCTCGCCGTCGTTGCGGCACTCCGGCTCCTCTTCGCCCGCCGGCTCGGGCCGAAGGTCCGCCGCGGCCTCCTGGGCGACCGCAGCGTCGGCCGGGAGCTCGGCGCGGGCCAGCGCGGCCAGCGTCGCGGCCTGGGCCTGGCCGATGCGGGCCGCCAGCTGCTCGCGGCGGGCGCGGGCGATCGTCAGGCGGAAGCGCCGCTCGACGTCGTCGACGTCGCCCCAGCCCCAGCCCGCCCCGGTCTCGGCGCGGCGCTCGACGAGGAAGCGCAGCGCCTGCGCCCGCACCAGATCGTCGGCCAGCGCGGCCAGCAGCGCCGGCAGCGTCCCCGCGTCGCGGGCGTCGCGCATCGCCACGTAGCTGAGCGGCGCGAGCTCCACGCTCTCCGCGATCAGCGCGGCCTGCGCGTCGTCGCGCGCCTGGGCGGCGTCGTTGTCGAGGATGTTCTGGCGGGTGAGGGCGGTGCGCTCGTGGAGGTTCATCAGGGGGCTCCTTGCTGGTGCGTTGTAGTGCTTTGAATTCCTGTCGTTAAGAATACTATACACTAAGATCTACAACTCGTCAAGGTCTAGGCACGGCAAAATAAGCCAGATCTACGATGCGTAAGCAATACTTGACAAGCCGTAGATCTTGGGCTATCGTAGAAGCGAGCGGTAAAGGGAGGTGTCTAGTGGCGAAAATTACATCACGGGTACGCCAGCTTCGCCTGGACTACGCCCAGAAGATCGGGCGGACGGTGACGGTTGAGGAGGTTTCGGAGGCTGTTGGATTATCGCGTGTGCAGCTGAGCAGAATCGAAAACGGCCACACTGGCCGCATTGATTTTGGCACACTCGCGGGCCTGTGCAGGTTCTACTCACAGGTACTTGAGCGTCCGGTAACGCCCAACGACATCTTGGAGTATGATCCAACTAACAAGAGGGCTCCCGAACTAGCAGGCTCAGTAGCCTAGTTCGGGAGCCCTCTTGTTGTAGGTCGCTGCCAAGTTCACGAGACCAAACAGCGCCCTACGATGCGCCGCGCCGAACCTCTCAGACCCGACGCTATGTTGACCGCCCGGCAAAGGCGGGATCAACCGACTGCTATGTAGACAAACGTCCTTCCCTCATCTCGTCTGCAATCCTGCCGGGTATGTGCCATGTGGCACAGCGCCCCAGCTATCGCATTGTCCGACGGACCTGAACAACCGAAGAGCGATCCTTGACTGTGGCCAACGTAGCCGGCGGCGGAACTGCCGTGGGGAGGTGACTGCGGAGCGGTCAAGGAAGCATATTTCTCGATAGACCAAACGCCCCGGCGCGAGATCGCGTCGAGGCGAGAGCGTGAAGTAAGTTGGCTGGGGCACAGGGAGTAGCCAGCCGACGTTCACGTCTCAACCCCTACGCCCGCGCCCGCTCCCCGCGTACCACCGTGAGGCGCGGGGCGCGGCCCTCCCAGTCGGCCAGGTCCGGCAGGCGGTCGATCGCCGGCCGGACCAGGTTCGGATCTGGGTCGAGGTAGATATCGGTCGTCTCGGGGCTGTCATGGCCCAGGACCTCCTGGATGTCACGGATATCGGCGCCTGAGCGCCTGAGCTCGTTGGCGCACGTCCGCCGCAGCCGGTGGGCGTTGCAGCCCTGGATGCCCAGCGAGGGCAGCCAGCGAGCGTAGATATGGGGCATGGTGTCCTCGTCGAGCGGCGTCCCCCGCCGGGTGATGAGGACATAGCCCGTCCGCGCCGCGCCCCGCCACGCCGCGAGCGCGAGCGCGAGATCACGATGGATCGGCACCGCCCGGTCCTTCCGGCCCTTCCCCTGGACCACGTAGATCACCAGCTCGTCAAGATCCACATCCTCCCAGCGTAGGCGCGCGGCCTCCATCAGGCGCAGGCCCGCGTAGAGCATCAGCAGGACCGCCAGGCGGTTGCGCTGGTGCTGCCAGTGGCTGTATCCACGTCGGCGAGGCGGGTTCGCCAGCGCGTGCAGCAGCTGGTGGATCTGCGCCTGCGAGAGGCCGCGCGGGTGGCTCTTCGGCACGGGCGGCCAGTCGGCCGCCAGCGTCGGGTCGTCGGTCCTGAGCTCCGCCCGGATCGCCCAGCGGCACAGGGCGCGGATCGCGCCGAGCTCCTGGCGGATTGTCCTGGGTGCCCGGCCCAGGGCGGCCCGCTCGCCCGCGTAGGCCCGCACAAAGGCGGGGGTGATATCCGCCAGCGTGGGGGCGGCCGGGGCCAGGCTGAGCAGGATCCGCCGCCAGCGATCGGCCGTGGCCGGGCTCAGCCGAATTGACTCGCGCAGGAACTGGGCAATGGTGAGGTCAAGGGCCTGCATAGGACGCACTCCAAACAGAAAGCCCGGACGATCCGGGCCGCTGTGAACTGTGATCCACGCGCGGCCCGGAGATTGGATCTGCTCGATCCGTTAACAACACGTTATCGCCCCGCCTTAGCCTAGCAGGAGGTGAAATGGTTGTGACTAAATTGCTTCAGGAAGGCGGGGTTGTGGGGGGAGGCGTCGCACTCGCCATCGTTGCCGCGACCCACATCGCCGGGCGCAACATCACGCCCGGCACTCGCCAGGTGCTCACCATCAGCCTGATCTACGGCGGGAATGTGCTCTGGGCTGTCCGCCGGCCGGAGCGCCCGGCGATCGACGGCGCGATCGTCGCCGCAATCATCGCCGGCATGGCCGGGCTCACGATCCGCCTGGGCGAGTGGGCCCACGGCCAGCTTGATGCCGCCGCCAACCGCCGCGCCGTCGCCGAGCTGGAGGCGGCGCGGCGCCTCCAGCTCCTATGAGACCACGCGCCCGGCTGCCCATCCGCCACGCCTACCTCGAGGTCCAGAGGCTCGAGGATATGGTCGCCCACGCGCTCGAGCTGCTGCGGCTCCTGGAGGCCGCGCGGCGCGCCGCACGCACGCCCGCCGAGTGGCATCTGCTCAACGAGCAGACGCGCCACGCCGAGGCGCTCTACAACTACCTGCGCGACCGACGCGTCGCAATGCGCGACGAGTCGACGGACGGACCCCAGGAATCGCCGAGCCCCTCGGCCGGTAGCACGGCTGAGGGGCTCCAGAAAGACTGATACGCCACATGATACCACACCAAGGATGCCAACGAGTGACACAGCGCTACCGCCGTAGCAGGGCGGTGAGCCGATGATCCGATCTGTCGACTACGACGATATTAGCTACAGCCGCATGACGCGCTCGATGGAGCAGTCCCTGTCGGCCAGCGAGTTCAAGATCCTCGCCGTGCTGCGGCGCCTTATCCCTGATGGACGGCGGCGGAAGCTCAGCAACGCCATCATCGCCCGCCACGCCTGCGTCAGTGAGGGAACTGTCTCCATCGCGATCCGCGCGATGGACGGGGTCTTCCTGGTCCGCCACGCCCTCGGCGATGGCCGCGGCGGCGGCTTTGCGATCGAGATGTTGCCGCCGCCCGAGCTGCGAAGGGAGAAGGTCCTATGATCTCACTCCCGAACCACATCACCGACCAGCTGCTCGACCTTCGCCGGCCCGCGCAACTCCAGGGTTGCAAGCGCCTCTACCAGCTCGCCGGCGCCGACGGCGTCACGATCCTCACGGGCGGCGTGCGCGGCTGGAGCGCGGCGCTTGGCTGCGGCTTGAGCTACCCCAAGATCCTGTTTGCTGAGCTCGAGGCGCTGGAGATTATCGGCGTCGAGTTCTACCCGGGCGAGGGCGGCCAGGTCGCCGAGATCCACCTGCAGCAGGCGGAGCCGATCGCCCGATCAATCGCTGATCAGCCACCGCCCGCCGAGCCCACCTCGGTCACACATGAAATACCGCATCAGGATGCGGTAGAGGATCCGCCTGATCGATCACTGATCGCCACCCCCCAGACCCCCCTATATGGTACTAATCATGAATCTAAGCAGCAGCAGCATGATCGCGCGCGCGAAGATGCGAAACCGGATAGGGCGTTCCTGACAGAGGTGCTGCTCGCCGAGTTCCCCGGCGCCGATCGCGCGCTGCTCGCCGCCTGGCAGGCAGACCCCTACGTGAACAACTGTTCGGCCGCGGTGGCGGCGCTCGCCGGCTCCCCGCGGGCCACGCTGGCCGACTGGCGCGTCGACCTCGCCGCGGCGCAGGACCGGCCAGGCGTGGGCTGGCCAGGCGGCCTGGTGCTGGCCGCCTGGTCGCGGGGCGAGCGGATCACGCCGCGGCGCCAGGCCCTGCCGCCTCCGGCCCCGCGTGGCCGAGCTGCGCCGCCCGCCGAGAGCGCCGAGGCGCTGCGGGCGGCCCTGCGCACGTCGCCGGCCCTGCAGCCGCGCTCTGAGCCGTCCCCGGCGCGGGCCAGCCCGCCGGGCCCGTCGCCGGGTCTGCGCCAGCTCTGGCGTGCCGCTATCGGCACGCTGCGGGCGCAGATCCCGCCGGGCGAGTTCGACAACTGGCTGCGCGGCCTCGACCTGGTCGCGCTCGCCGACGGCGCGGCCACGCTGCGCGCCCCGTCGGCCGAGGTCGCCGGCGCGGTTGAGCGGCGCTACGCCACGCAGATCCGGCGCACGCTCGGCGACCTCGTCGGCGCGCCAGTGCAGCTGCGCCTCGAGGCAGCCGCACCCTGACCCACAGAGCGGGCCCGGCTGCTAGCACAGCCGGGCCCTGGGCGGCGCTGGAGGTTCCCACCACGGCGCCGGCCCAAGAATACCACGGAGGTTCCTATGTCCCGCTACGATGCCTCGAGCCGCGCCCCGGTGGAGTTCCGGGTGGCCCCGGCCGAGCAGGTCGCATTCGCCGAGATCGCGGCCCTGCTCGACACCACGCCGGCCGCGCTGTGCCGGCGCTGCCGCGAGCCGGCCTGGGTCCAGGCCCGCCACGCGGCGATGTGGCTGCTGACCCAGCGCGGCCTGAGCCGCTCGGCGATCGGGCGGCTGCTGGGCCTGGACCACAGCACCGTGATCCACGGCCTGCGCCGGCTCGCGGCCGACGCTGAGGCCGTGGCCCGGCTCGCCAGGATCGAGCGGGGAGGCGAGCGATGAGCAGCCTACGCCTCACCCCCCGCGCCCAGAGCCGCCCCGCCCCGGCCCCCGGCTCCCCGGACTGGCAGAGGATCGCCCGGGCCATCGCCGCCGGGCTCGACGACGCCACCGCGGCGCGCGCGACCCGCCTGGCCCGCGCCCACGTCGCCCTGATCCGGGCCCGGATCGCCCCGCCGGCCGCCGTGATCCCGGCGCCCGATCTCCGCCGGCCTGCGGAGCGCTACGCCGACGCGCTCCGGGTGCTGATCGCGCACGAGGGGGACGAGTACGAGCGCTGGCTACTGCGCCGGCGCTGGCTGGCCGCCCGACTGGCCGTGTGGCGCTACGCCCAGGCCGGGGAGGCCCTGGCCGCCGGCGACCTGGCCCGCGCCGTGGGCCTCGACACCGCGGCCCGCCAGGCCGAGCGCGTGGCGGCCCGAAGCATTCTGGAGGTGCAATCTTGAGCATCAGTATCACCCTGCGCATCGACCCGCCGCTGCCCTGCGGCGCGTGGAAGCCGGCGCCGGGCGACCTCGAGCGGCGCTGCGGCCAGCCGGCCAGCGTCGCCCAGGCCGACCCGATGCCCGGCGGCTCGTACCTGATCCTGCCGCTCTGCCGCGACTGCGTGGCGGCGACGGCCCGCAACTACGGCCTCACCGACACGAAAGGAGCTGAGGGATGAGCTACCTGCTCGAGCGCGAGGCCCAGCGCCTCGCCGAGTCCCTCCGGGCGTACGCCCGCGACGCCCGTCGGCCGCTGGAGGCCGGCGAGGACCCCGCCGATCGCCTCGAGGGCCTGGCGACCAGGCTGATCGCCGCAGCGATCGGCTTGGAGGGCGAGCTGGCGCAGATCACCCAGGCCCGCCAGCGTGAGAGCCTTCGCGCTGCGGCCGTCGAGCCGGGGGCGCGGCAGTTTCGGAGGCGGCCATGAGCACTGAGATCCTTGTCGATCTGTCGGGCGATGCGCCGCTGACCAGCGCCGATCAGCGCGCCTTAGCGCAGCACGAGGCCGTGATCACCGACGGGATCGGCGCGTTCATCGCCGTCGGTGAGGCGCTCGCTGCGATCCGTGACGAGCGGCTGTACCGCGCCACGCACCGCAGTTTCGACGCCTACCTCGCCGCGCGCTGGCCTCAGATCGGCGGGCGCAGCCATGCGAGCCGCCTGATCACCGCCGCCGAGGTGCAGCGCGATCTGTTGCCAATTGGCAACAGTTTGACCAACGAGTCCCAGGCCCGCGCGCTGGCCCCCCTGCCCCCGGAGGACCGCCGGGCGGTGATGCAGCGGGCGACCGAGGCCGCCGGCGGGAAGTCGCCCACGGCCGCCCAGATCCGCGATGCCGCTCGCCCCGACCCCCTGGCCGCCGTCGCCGAGGCCCTGCGCCGGGGCGACACCAAGGCCGCCTACGTCGCGGCGCGTGAGTCCGGCGCGCACTACAGCCGCGCGATGGCCGCCGTTGACGCGCGGGTCGAGGGCCGCCCTCTCGCCGAGGCCCTGGCTCTGCTGAGCGCCCCCGAGCCCGCGCCGCCGGCGGAAGCGCCCGCCGAGACGATCACCGTCTCGACGAAGTCGGGCCCGCGCGAGTCCCCGGTGCTGCGGCGTCTCGGCGTCTTGGCCCTCACGCCCGCGTGGCTTGGCGGGGGTCTGACGGCGCGGCTCTCCGATCGGCAGTTCTCGATCACGCACGTCCCGACGGGCTATATGCTGCTTCGCCTGTTTGATGACCAGGCCGAGGCGGTGCGGGCGCTCGAGCGGGCCGCCGAGCTCGACTGGCCGCCGCTCGGCACGGGGGAGGCGCTGCCGATCGCGCTGGCCGAGCAGCTGGCGCGGATCTTCGGCGTGGCCTACCCGCCCGCCGAGGCGTTCGACAAGGCCTTCGCGCGGGCGAAGGCGCTCGGCCGCTATCTCGGGCGGGGGGTCAAAAACGACGACGGGACCAGTGCGAAGATCTTCGTGCTGGCCCTGGACCCGCCGAGCGGTGCGGGCAGCCCTGAGCACTACGAGCGCTGGGTGGGCGTCCTTGCTCGCCTTGACGCGCTGGAGGAGCCCGCGCCCCCTGAGGAGATAAGGGCCCTGATCGACCGCGCGGCCGCGGTGGGCTGCGCGCTCGCCTGGCGGCCGGACGGGAGCTACCGCATGGTCGAGCCCGATGGGGCCGCGGGCGAACACCCGTACTACCTGGCGGCCCTGGCGCGCGTGCGCCACTTTGAGACGGCGACGCCCCTGCCGGCATCGCCCGAGGACGAGGAGCCCGACGCCGAGCCGGCCGATCAGCGCGAGCGCTACGTGGCGGCCGAGCGGGCCCTGGTCGCCGAGCGGGCGGCGGCGCGCCCGTCGCTCCTGTGGCTGGCGCGCGTAGGGATCGGGATGGCCACGCGCGGGACGCCGCTCGACGATGACGAGCTCTTTGAGCTCATCGTCGAGGGCCTGCTGATGGCCGACGATGAGACGCTGGCGGCCGCCCCCGTGGCCGCCCCCGTGGCCGCGCACCAGGTGGCCAACCTGCGCCGGGCCGTCGTCTCCGCCGAGCTCGCCGCCGCCCACGGCGACCCGCCGGGGGCCGGCGCGGTCGCGGCGCTCCAGCGCCGGCTCGACGCGCAGGCCGGCGAGCTCGCCGATGACCAGTACGAGCGCCTGGCGCAGCGCATCGGCGAGCTCAGGCGGGCCGCCGCAGCGGGGGTGACGCCATGAGCCGGCAGCAGCGCGACCACCTCCTTCAGCGCGCCTGGCTCACCGGCGCGATCTCAACGCGGACCTACGCCTGGCTGTGGACGTCGCTGTGGCGCTACGGCGAGCAGTGGAGGCTGAACTGATGCAGCGTGTAGACACCCGCGAGGCCCGATCCCAGGCCGCGGCGATGCGCCTGGCGCTCGAGGAGCCCGGCGCGCGCTGCCCCAAGCGCCAGGCCCTCCACCTGGTGGGTATCACCGAGCGCCTGGCCGCCGCCCTCGACGAGGCCCAGACGACCCTGATCCGGCGCGACAGCTACACCGAGCCCTACGCGCGCCTGGTCGCCGAGTGGAACGCGCTCAGCGACGGCCTGCGCGACCTGGGCATCCACGTCGCGCAGGCCTACCCCGGCACGGCCTGGCACTGGGCCTACGCCGGGCGCAGCGGCAGTGAGGCGACGATCCCGGCGGCGTACCTGGCGGCGCTGCGCAGCGCCGGCGTGGGGGCCGTAAGCGAGCAAGAGGGGGATTCTCGTGAGCAATCCTGACGACCGCACCCGCTTTGTGGGCCTCTGCGAGTTCGAGGCCCTGTTGTGGGATGACGACGACTATCGGCGCTACTGGCCTCGCTTTTCGACGACAGGCCGCTGCCGGCGCTGCGGATGCACGGAGCGCCGGGCCTGCCGCGACTACGGGCGCGGATGCTACTGGGCCAACGACCGCGCCACGCTCTGTAGCCGCTGCGCGGGCTTTCCTGACCGCCGGCGCTTCCGGCGCCGGCGCATGGGGCCGGAGGTCGCGGCGGCGCTGCGGGCCTTCGCGCGGATCCCCGAGATCCTCAGTTGTGAGTAATCGCCACCGCCACCGCTGGTTTGAGATCGATGTGGACGGCGCGCCGCTGCGGATCTGCGGCGACCCGAAGATGCCGCGCGAGACGATGGAGGCCCTGATCGCGCTGGGCAGGGCGATGACCGCGATGGGGGAGAAGATGACCACCACCACTGAGCGAGACGAGGCGGCCCGGGCCTGCCGGGGCGCGTTTCTGGACTGGTACGGCGGGCTCCAGTCGGGCCAGGCGCTGACGATGCGCGTCGGTCAGGTGCCAGAGGACGGCGTCTACCGCGCCGAGTTTCTGGTCTCCGACGCCGACGGGGACTATGGCTGGTGGGGCTACCAGGTGGAGCGCGACGACGTCCCCGGCAGCCGCTACCACGTTGACGGCTGGCGCTGCGAGCAGTTCGACGAGGGCGACCCGCTCCTGAGCGAGGCTGACGAGTGGAAGGAGACCCTGTGAGCAATCCTGACCCAATCACCGCAGAGCTGATCGTGACCTTCGCCGACGAAAGCGCCCTGGCCCGCGCCACGCTGGCCGCCCGCGCGGTCGCCGAGGGCGCGGCGCTCTACCGCTCGACGGCTCCGCCCTGGCAGCTCAAGGCCGCCCAGGGCCTGCTGAGCCAGGCCGACTGGCGCCAGCGGCTACTCAACCTTGTCGAGGTGCTGCTGCAGGCAGAGGAGCGACCGCCCACGCCGGGCGGGTTTGGTACCTTCTGGCCCGACGCCTCCTTCGACGAGTACCAGCGCCGGCAGGCAGAGGAGGCCAAGGACGGAACCGACGACGATTGGGATGCGCGTATTAGACTGCGAGGCACCGAGGGATGACCACCAACACCAGCCGCTTTCAGGAGCTGATCGCCGCCGCGCAGCGCGTGTGCGAGCTCGAGTCCCAGGGCGCCACGACCGTCGCGATCATGGCCGCCATCGGCCGCCTGCGCACCGCCGTCGCCGGCGTGAAGCACCGCGGCGAGGAGACCTTCAGCGTCTTCAGCGGCGTGGGCACGAAGACCGGCGAGGGCTTCGTCGAGCTGAGCGGCCCCGCGCTCCCGGCCACGCTGCCCGCGGCGTCCGCGGCCGAGATCGGGCAGCACCTGATCGAGGCCGCCGCCACCGCGACAACCGAGGCGGCGCTGCTCGCCGAGCTGCGCGCGATGGACCTGGGGGACGCGCAGATCGGCGGCCTGCTGGGCGCGATGCGCGCGCGGCGGGCGCAGGGGTAGGCACCGTTTAGTCACAACGCGGGGTTATTCCGCTACGATGAGGGGACTATGAGCACCATTCTTTGCTGGGGACACAATCCGGGGCAGCGCTTCGTGAAGGACACCATCACCGTCGCCGGCGAGCGCAAGGATCTGCGCCCCTACCCCGCCGTCATCGCCCCCTGGGCCAAGAGCGACGACACGGGCCTGGTCCGCCGGAGCCGCGACCTGGTCGCCACCGTGGGCGGCGCCAGCTACCTCGGCGGCGTGGCGGCTGAGCGCCTGCCCCTGGCCAACCGCCAGATGGCCAACGGGCGCCTCGAGCCGAACTCGCCGATGTACCAGGCCCTGGCCCAGATGTCGGCGCAGCACACCGGCCTGAGCAGGGCCGAGCCCAGGCCCACGGTCCTGATCGCCACGGCGCTCCCCGTGGCCTGGCGCGACGAGTCGGCCGAGGCCGCGATCATCGGCCACCTGCGCGTGGGCCTGCGCGGCATCGTCGACGTCAAGGAGATCGTCGTGCAGTCGGAGCCCAACGCCGTGGTCAGCCACGAGCTGCTCGACGACGCGGGCCAGATCCGCACCGACCAGGCGGCGCTGGCCAAGGGCCTGGTCGCCGTCGGCGATATCGGCGGCGCCACGCTCAACCGCAGCGTGCTCGAGGGCCTCCGGGCTCTGCCAGGCCAGTCGGCCAGCCCGCTGCTTGGCAGCCGCCAGGTGGTCGAGGCGCTCCAGCAGCAGAGCGGGCAGCAGTACGTCGACGCCGAGCGGCGCCTCGAGGCGGCCGTCAAGGAGCCCGGCAAGGACAGCGCGGCCGATGCGCTGCTGCGCCAGTATCGAGAGGCCGTGCTTGGCGAGCTGCAGCGGTCCTGGAGCCTCTTCAAGCCCGCGGCCTACCTCTTCGCCGGCGGCACGGCCCACTGGGTCGCCGAGGACCTGCGACGGGCCTTTGGGCCCAAGGCGCGGGTCGTGGCCAACCCCCAGCAGGCAATTGCGATCGGCCTCTGGCGCTACGCCCGCCGGCGCGCCCTGAGGAGCTCCTGACGTGGCCACCTTCCAGGGTCGGCGCACCGTGCTGCCGATCAGCCTCTCGCCGGCGAACCCCGACGCCGTCACGGTCGCCACGGCGCTCAGGGACGTGGCCCAGGGCGGTCGGTCGGCCGCCCTGCTGGCCTGGGCGGCGGCGTTTCTTCGCGGCGAGGTGGGCGGGCAGCCGGCCCTGATCCCCGAGCTGGGGATCAGTGAGGAGGAGCTTGACCAGCTGCTCGACGACTTCTAGGGAGGGGTGTATTACACCCTGGGCGATCTGAGGCAGGTGTAATACACCCAGCGGAAATAGAAACGGCGCCGCTCTGAACGGCGCCGGGGCGAGGAAGGCTGTGCAAGCAAACCCCGCCCGAAGGCATTGTAAGGCTCTCGTCAACGCGAAAGGCTGTGCTATGAGCGAATCCTCTGCCCCGCCGGGCGGCTGCGCCCGCCTGGCACCCCCACTCGCCGGCATCCTCGCACTTATTCTCATCTGCGCCGGCGGGCCGTACTACTACTTCTTCAACGATTACGAGTATGTGCAAGGGACGGCCCGGCAGATCCAGGACGCCGGCGTGCTGGCCACGCAGGCCATGGTCGCGCTGCTGATCGTGCTGATCGCGCTCGCCGCGCTCTACGGGCTGCTCTACGGCGCCCTGGGCCTCATCGGCGGCTACACGCGCTGGGCCAGCCCCGCTGCCCGCCACGCCTCGATGCAGATCGCCCTCAAGCGCGCCGATCACCTGGAGCTCCCCGACGGGATCTCCACCTACACGGTCACGCACAACTACCGCGGCGAGCGGGCCCCGGCCGAGCTGCCCGCGGCCGCGCCGCGGACGATCGAGGGCGAGGTGGTGCCGACGCCCCTGGCCCTGCCCGCGCCGCACGAGGCGTTTGTGCAGGGGCCCAGCCGGCTGCAGCAGCTCGTGGGGCGCGGCGACATCGTCGTCGGCTCCGATCGGCTCCTGACGGGCTACGACGCCGCGCGCAAGCCGCGCTACATCAAGGCCGCCGAGCTGGGGCTGGGCATCATCGTGGGCCAGTCGCACAAGGGCAAGTCGAGCCTGGCGGGCCTCATCATCGCCCAGGCCGCGCTCGCCGGCTGGCACATCATCGTGTGCGACCCGGTCTATCACCGGGAGGAGCGCAGCCTGCTCCGGGAGTTCCTGGCGGGCCTCACCGGGGCGATCTACCGCCAGGCCGTGCGCGAGGAGGAGATCGCGGCGGCCGTGGGGCTCGCGATGAATATCGCGCAGCGCCGCCTCGAGGGCGACCCGGTGAGCGGCCGGGTGTTGCTCGTGGTCGACGAGTTCTCGAGCGTGACCGGGCGGAAGATGCTCGACGCCGACGCGACCGAGAACCTCTTCCTGACCGCCACGAAGGCCGCGGCCGTGGGCGTCCACACGCTCGTGATCGCCCACGACCTGAGCGACAACTGGTTCGGCGGCCGCGCCGCCCGCCGGGGGCGCGATCAGGCGACCCACCGCCTGATCTGCAACATGACCCCGACCGCCGCCGCGCCCATCCTGCCCAATCAGAGCTACGCGCAGCAGGTCGCCATGCTCCCGGTTGGCCAGGCGCTCTTCTTTGACGGCTGGGATGAGCCGGCGCTGGTCAGCTTCCCCAAGCTCGAGCCCGCCGATCTGGCCTGGGCGGCCCACGGCAGGCCGCCGGTGGCCTACGCGCCCTGGCAGCCCAGGGCCGCCCCCGCCGTGGCCGCGCCGCGCGCGCCGGCCGCCCTGACCCCCACGGAGCCGCTGCCCGCGCCGCGCCCGCCGGCCGCCCTGACCACCGCGCTCGAGCTCTCGGCCGCCGAGCTAATCCTCGACGCGCTGGCCGCCGCCCGAGAGGAGCTGAGCGCCAGGGCGCTGGCCGCCCGCACGGGCCTCGAGGAGGGCACCGTGCGCAACGTGCTGGGCCGGCTGAGGGGCGAGGGCACCATCACGCACCGCCGCAAGGGCAAGGAGTTTCTGTATAGCGTTTTGCCGCGCGCGATGACCGCCTGATTGCTCACGCGACTCATCACTCACACCTTCACGCACGGCCGATAGCCTTCCCATAGGGACGCCCGATCGTCGTGAATGAACGTGTGAGTGAGTGATGAATGATGAATAAGGAGCCCTCGACGATGCGAAGAATGATTTACAGGTGGCGCCGCCGCTGGCCCCGCTGGCTGCGCCGGCTGAGCGCCCGCTGGTTCCCCCGCCCGCCCGCCGGCGACGGCCTAGCCCCCTCGCCCGGCGTCGCCGCATTTCTCGCCGGCGACAGCATGCGCCAGGTCGCCTACCTCACGCCCGATCCGGGCATCGTCGACCCCGACGCCGACTGGCCGGGGGCGCTCGCCGACGCGCACGGGGTTGTCCGCGACTATGTCCGCCGCCTCCAGACGCACATCAAGGAGCTGAGCAAATGATCACCACCGAGCAGCTCGTGACCGTGGCGCCCGACCCGTCGCCTACGGTGCCACTGCCCGCCGAGCCCGACGCGCCCGCGCCGGCGGCGGCGACGACCACGCATCTGCCGCCCCTGACCTGGCGCCAGCTGGCCCAGCTGCAGCTGCGCATCTGGCGCGACCGCGCGGCCCGCTCCTGGCCGGCGCTGCTACTCGGCGCCGGCCTCACGCTGGCCCTGGTCGCGCTGGCCCTGGGCCAGCGCCCGGCCCCCGTCGCCGGCGTGGCGGCAACCACGCGCACGCTGGCCCCCGCCGTCGCTCCCACGCCGCCGCTGGGCCTGCCCACGGCTGCGCCGGCCGCGACCGAGGCCCCGATCCTGGCGATCGAGAGCTTCACCTGCGAGACGGCCGCCACCCCGGGCGAGCGGGCGGCGGCATGCCAGCCCACGCCCGCCCCCGCGCCCCCTGCGCCGGCGCAGCCACAGATCGTCTACGTGGCCGTGCCGGCGCAGGCCGCGCCCGCCGCGCCTGCGCCCGCCGCGCCGACGGCTGAGCCGGCCGTGCTGCGCGAGGAGCCCGCCGGCGACGGCGGCACCTGGGTCGTCGTCGAGGATAGCGGCGGCAACTACCGCGCGATCTACGAGCCCCCGCCCGCGCCCGCCGGGCAGGCGATCGCCCCGCCGCAGCCGCCGCACTACGGCGAGCTCGGCGGCGGCGGCGGCGGCTGGGATAACTAGCTGCTACGCCGTAGCACCCCCCTCCTCAGCACGAGGAGGGGGGTGCTTTTTGATTCTCGCGCCCGGCTACAGCAGCTTGGCAAGGTTGGTGGCGTGGCCGGCCGCCAGCGTCGCC